CATTGTCTCAGAGAAATTTGTCCTTGTAGGGCTTGAATACGCTCAGTTTGGCTCTTGTACTGATAGGGCTTACCTTGAACAGAAGTAATTGTGCTCGCATAGACATACTCTGTTTGATTCCGAATATTCGTATTGTATTGATACTCAGTGAGGGCAACTGCGGGAGGTGTGCAACACACTTGACAAATACGGGTATTCTCACTCATCTATCAGAGGCCACTAGTTTTTTTCCACAATCGTAGAATAGTTTAAATATGTAAAAAATAAAACACCACCTTGCCGATAATAGGATTGTTCTTGATTTGTGACAAATTGATAATAGTTCAGGTCTGTATTTCCTTGTCCACGAAGTGTACTCACATTGCTGTTATACAATTCAATCCGCCGAAAGGTTTCCCATCCAGTTGCAAGATCAGTATATTGGCCGTAGTACATGAATTTAATTCCAGGAACATTATTGAAGCAAGTACAAAGTGGGCTACTACCATCACCACAAACACTCATTTCTGTTAGACCGCTAAACATTTCATTTCGGCACTTGGTGGGGCCAAGCCCCACTGAATTGTAGGAGTAGAAATGGTTAGCGGTTGCGGCAAGAGTTCGGAAAGTCGCTGAAAAAAATTGGTCGCCGAAATTGTTTCAGTAGAAGTATGACTCAAATGGCACTGTCTACACTGCCTCCTGTCTTTGCTGTGTACAACAAGGCTACGGAGACCTTTCAGCTTCTCCAGCCAGAGTATGCAGAGGATAATTCCATTCAGCGACTGAAGATCTGGGCTCGTCCTGACTTTGCAACTTGGCAGCAAGCCGATGAGGCAACGCGTTATGCACTGATGACTTGGATGAATGGTCAGGAGTGGTATGTCATTCGTGAACCAGCTGACTATGACCTTCAGACCACGAAGATTCATGGTCAGGACTACACCTTTGCGTATACGGGATACCAGCTTGTGTGGTCCAATTTCCGTATCCACAAGGCGCGGAATACCTATACGGCCAGTGAATGGAACAATGCTCCAGCGATTCACGTTCTAGAATTCCAGAATCATCAGGTTTATCCTCGTGAGGAGGTGACGCAGATTTACACACGCTGGTCTGACGTGTCTCCTCAGGACCTCAATCAGCGTGTTGGGATTATGCAGTACAACTTTACGAACCCTGATGCTGACCTTGAGTCAGGAGAGTCAGAGGAGGAGGTGCGCCCTGAGCGCTCTCGTAGCTGGTCTGATTTCAGCGACATTATGGACGATGAGATCAATGAGCGCATCTTTAGTCGTAAGGGTGTCAAGGGATGCGCACTGATGGCGGTATCAACTGTACTGACCATTTGGGCGACCACAATGCTCTTCTTCGTCGCTGGGCAGTAGAGATAGCCTCAGAAAAATTGAACCAAACCAAGTACTATTTTTCTGTACACAAATGGACCCTCTGCTCACTCAGATGAACGCCGAGCGTGATCGTCAGGTGGAGAAGGAGAATGAGCGCACGGTACGTATCTTTGAGCGCTTCCTCCGTGATGAAATCCAGCCGTATCTTGAGAATCTCAACGTCATTGATGAGCAGATTCGAACCTCAGCAAGGGAGTCCTTCAATACCATTCAAGCAAGTGCATCACTGAAGCTCTCGCTTGAGCGAATTCTGAACCCTTCCATCCAGGACTATAAGCTCTACTGGCAACCTGACTATATCGTTGTCCCTCAAGCACGAGAGACAGTCATCTCAACGAGTAAGCGTTCAGAGACCACACACACCTTTCTGAAGCAGTTCCTCTTGAGTTCAATTCTACCATCTCTTGAGGAGTTCCGTCAGGTGCTACGCGCACGGTATCCAGAGGCGATTATCTCCTCGCAGTTTGTGTATCAGGAAGAGCCGTACATTCTGATTACGATTGTCTATGCGCTCAAGCGTCAGGAGGGGATTCGAATTATTACGCACCCTGTTGGAACTGTTCACGGCGGTGTTCTGTGGAGCAACCCTGAGGTTGTCTCGTCTCTTCCTTAGTAAGGCAATCTCCAATCCCCATAACGCTTAATATCAATCAGTTTGGTATTCCCCACACGATAGTTGTAATGAAGCAAAAATGCTTTTTGCTTGAGGTCAGGATTGGTATGCGTTAAAACAACACGAGCTCCATTGGGGAACAACTCGCGAGGAAGAGCGGTCCACTGGATTCCCTTTGACACAAGCTGAAAATTTACCCACACTTGATCTTCTGGTTGTCTTTGCCATTGCGCCTCATCGTGAATCTTAAACAGTTCAGGAGGCACACCGTGCTTGAAACATACAAATCCAGTACAGCCGTTTGGACATTCATGTGCTCCAGAACATTCTTTTTGTTGTTCATCACACTGAAGTAACAGGTTTGTTTCTCCATAGTATTGCTGAATATCCTCCAAGAAATTCTTATAGACAATGATGTCACCGTCCAAATAAATACATTCCTGAATTTCTGGCCTCTGAGAAAATTCAGCAAGCAATCTGAGTTTTAACCGATTGAGCTGGCTAAATTGTCTACTGCCAAAGGGAACAATTTGTGGTCCGAAATTTGTTCCTGAATAATTCTGTAGCACTCGTTCGGCCAATACAGACCGAACTCCCTCACGCTGAAAAAATGCGTGGGCATCTCGGTCAGAACAGATGATCAAGAGAGGAACCTTCATCACCTCTTGCCAATGAATAGCGAAATTCCAGGTTAAAAACTTGTATCCATTGCTCGTCAGTGTCCAGCAGAGTCGGCCATTGACGAGATACTTGCTGAGGTCCATTGCTCTATAGTTTAGTCTATAGGTTTAGACCAATGCTATCACAAGTATTGAATCGTCTAAGACGGGACACATTGGATTCCGTCTGTAAAATAAAAGGCATTCTGTCCACCGCTGTAATTAGGAGGAATAGTCTGTGTGTCACCTGAAGCTATTGATGCACCGTAAGAAAGTAGAGCAATAGGAATTGCATTCCCATTTCCAATAAAATACTGATAGCTACTGGGTGTATAATTCTTTACCATTACAGACTGTGTAGGCGGAATTCCTGATGGCCATTGGAATAGCTGACAGCTTAACACGGGTGTAAATGTAGGGTCATAGGATTGACCTGGAGTAATTAATGCCAACTTATAAGGACTAGCTACAATAACAACCGGAGCTTCGCTTTTACAACATCCTGACTCGGCAAGATACTGGTCTCCGCTTACAATCTGTGTTACAACACTTGACCACGACCCTGATGGGGGTTTCCCAACTGCATTCGCCAACTGACTTCGCTGAACAGTTAATTGTCCTGCAGTAAGTGCCAAGCGTGGCATTCCTACTCTGAGGGAGTGAAAAAGCTATTGTGGTATATTCTATTCAATTACTGCAACTCCTACTTCTTACGAAAGATGGTTTCAATGACATCCAGCTCATCTGAGTCAAGAGACATTGGTCTATACAGACGACGAATGCTGGAAGGAACTTCACGAATGACATCAATGTTCCGTGTATTCAAATGGTAGCACACAGCGTCCTCTGCGCAAGGGAATACACGAAACAATACATTTCCTTCAAACATGTACTTTGCGATGGGACCCTGACGAGAGAACTCCCTCAGTCGCTTCGGTGGTCCATCACCAATACAAATGACTTGTCCAGAAAGTGGTTCAGAAGGAAGAGTGTGAATTACACCTACACGGAGAGTCTTTTCCTTGTGACTGTCTAAGAAGTCACAATTTCCATCAATGATTCGGTCAAGCGTCATATAGGGTTTCTCAATCGGCGGAAGCCGATACTTGTGACTGTCTGGACTGTCTGGACTGTCTGAAAAGTTAGGGGATGTAGCCATAGACTGTGATGAACCCATCAATACCACTAGAATACTATACCGTCTAAGCAATTTTTTCCACCTTAGTTAGGAATGAGCGTAGAGGACGTGTTTCCGTTTATTCCAATGATTATGGTAAGTTATGGGTTATTCATTGGAACACTAAGTTGTTGGTGTCGCACTCGTCGTACTGTTCAGAGTCTAGAATCCCGCATTGCTGTGTTGGAAAATCACCAGGTTCCACCCACGATTGTTGTTCCACCTCCTCAACAGCAAGTCCCATATGGATACGGCTACCAGGTCTATCCTCAGCAACCACGATGGTATACTCCTCCAGCGCCATCGGCTCCTACTGATAATCCATCCAACCTAGTCTAAATAGAAGGAACACTATACCAGCAATGTCCCTGAATATTTATGTCCTTCGATTACAAGGAGGTAAATATTATATTGGAAAAACAGCTGATGTGATTCAACGCTTCCAAGAGCATCTCGCTGGAAATGGCGCATCCTTTACGAAGCGTTATCCACCTCTCGCTCTTGAAGCAACATTTCCAATGACAAGCCCATTCGATGAGGACAAAACAACAAAGGAATATATGCTCAAGTATGGGATTGAACACGTGAGAGGTGGAGCCTATGTCTTGGATACTCTTACCAAAGGTCAAGTGGAATCCCTCAAGCTAGAGTTCCGAGCCGCAAATGACCGCTGTATTAAATGCGGTGGAACTGGACATTATGCCGATAAATGTACCTTTACTATTGCGGAAACTCGCTTCCCCTTGCGATGTTCACTGCCAAATGAACCGTATGATCCACCCAAAAAGCGCACTATCAAGTGTTACCGTTGTGGGCGAAAGGGACATATTTCAACAGAATGTTTTGCGCATACACATATCAAGGGGTATCCTTTGGCGCAAATGAAAAAAATTGAACCAACTCTGCCGCCGAATTAATATACCTCCAAAATGTGCCGTATCTGCGATCCTATCTACAAGGCATCCAAGCTTACGCCGAAGCCTCACGCAGAGGATGAATGCAAACTCCGTAAGGCGATGCACTGCTCCCTGTGCGGCAAGGGGTCTCACTTTCAGGACACTTGTCCTCTTAAGGTTGCTCTGAAGGCCTTCCAGTCCCCTGAGAGTCAAAAGCTCGTCAGGTCGGTTCCCAACCCTGCGCGTACGGAAAATCCTTACGTGATGAATGACACCCTTTCAGCCTACATTGAGTATATGCGCGGGTTTGGCCTTGAGGTGTCCACTGACATTGATACGTGCCGTGAGATTGTTCAGGACCACCTCGCAGGGCGTGGCTACATCCTTGAGAACCCTGTTGACCCAAAGGATCTCTTTCCTAAGCCAAAGAAGCTCATCAAACTAAATCGCGCTCCCAAGTAAGATGAAGTACTCCAGCACACGTAACAAGCGCAGGGCTTCCAAGTCCCGTCGCTACAGACTGAAACGGTCACGGAGACATGGTAGACACAGTCGTAAACTACATTTTTTTGAGACCTTTCACAAGCAAAAAGGTGGAAATTTCACGTATCAGATTCCTCCGAGTGCGGTTGTTGTACGTCGCAGTATGGAGGATGATATGACCACCCCGCCAACAGTCATGTCCAAAGAAATGATGGATGAGCAAGTTGAGGCGTGGCAGTAACCTTATACCTTCATTCGTGCGAGTTCCTCAGGAGTCAATGGGACAACATTGCTAGATGGTGCCATTGCCCCATATGAGTTCACAGTGTCGGCAATGTGATGAAGGGTTTGGACCTTTTGTTGTGTTTCAATTGATTGTTTGAACTTCTGTAGGGCAATCCTCTGACGAAGTTTTGCGATGAGAAGGACGAGAAGCATAGCTCCAAGAATAGAGCCTAGAACAGCAGCAGCAATCTCACCATCTGAAAGGGTTGACCGCAGTTGCTCTGGTGGAGGAACATTTGCGCAAATCACAAAGACAGTTCCATTAATGTCAAGTGTTGCTGGATTCAATCCATTGCCACACTTGAAATACCGAAACCACGCTGACATCCTGATGCTGAACGAGGTCTAGACGCGGCTCATCAATTTTTACGAGCAGCATAAGAATCTCTGTACTGTTGAACCATTAAATCATACTTATCCGCCTCTTGTTTAACTTTTACTCGCTCAGAACGGATACGTGCGAGGAGTTGGTTGAGGAGATACTGTTCCTCCTTTTTCCACATCTGACAGAATGGATAATACTTTTGATTGATATACACCCAATCCAAGTGTTGAGCAATATAACGGAGTGGCGTCGTAGCCTTGTATGCCGACATTCTTCTGTAGGGTTAGTGTAGTAAGTTTAGATGGCTACATAGAAAAAAATTGACACACTTAAACCACTAGCACAACGTACACAGATAAGATGCCGAATCTCAAGGGTGGTAAGAAGTACAAGTCTAGTAAGCACGGCAACGACAAGGCTGAGATGCACGAGATTAACCGGTCAGAGGGGCAGGATATTGCCCGTGTGATCAAGGCGCTCGGCAACTGTAATATGCTCCTTCTCTGTAATGACGGCAAGGAGCGACTGGGACACATCCGCAGTGGCATCAAGAAAAAGTGCCGTATCTACACGGGTGACATTGTCCTCTACAGCAACCGCACAGAGGGTGTTGGTGCCATTGTCCACGCAGGTGAGCTAGAAAAGACCGACATCCTCGCCAAGTTTGATCAGGAGCTTCATAGCAAACTCAAGAAGGAGAAAGGTATCAACGCCTCGCTCTTCATCTCAACGGACATTGCCAACGGAGGCAACAAAGAGTCAGAGGATGCCTACGACTTTGACGAGGACGCCTCTTCTGCCGACGGTTCTGAAGATGAAGAGAAGACTCGCGCAGCGGCCAAGAAGGAGGCTGAGCGGAAGATTGCTACGGCACGAAATACCAAACAAGCTCAGGTAGAGGGAGATGACCTCGACATCGATGCCATCTAATCGGTCTCCCAGTGCGAGTCCACTTCTTGTTTCCCATCCCGTCATCCAAGCACTTATACAACAACAACCTTTTTCTCTTGATCAGCAACAGCTGTCAACGATTCAAGAAGAACCTCAAGATCAGGGTCTTCCTTCGACAGCAACGGCCTTGAGAAATCTATTGACGAGACATGGACAGGAAATCCGAGAGGCAACAGACGGTTTGCCAAAAGTAGGGCAACATTCAGCAAAAAAAGCATTCAGGGAATTCTATTTGCGAGAGTCGGCCCATATTTTTGAGTTCTTAGACAGACCACTTTTGCCGACACAGACACTCACCCAAAGTCAGCAACTTCTGAAGCGTTTCGGCAAAGGGGAATATACAGGAAATAAGAATAAATATAGGGATCTTGTATTGGATTGTAGCTGTAATGAAGTCCTAACACAAATTCAAGATGCGATTACAGCCGTCACATCTCCTGAGAAACTCCCCTTTAGCAATTGGGTGCGACAGACACGAGCTATTCTTGAACAATGGCGCATGGCAACACAGGAATATTCCACAGCAGAACAAAAACTCAAACAAGAAATGGCTGTCTTTGATGATATCCAAAAGAGGGCAACTTCACTCCTTCAGCTCCCACAGACAGAGGGCTATGAGCAACTCACCGCAGCTACAGAAGCCTATATGAAACATCTTTTTGAAGAACATAAGATTGAGTCAACCTATCAGGAATGTATTACTGCGCTCAAGAAAATTGTGATTCTAAGTGATGCGCTTGGGTCTATTCGGCAGATGGTCAATGCAAGTTCAGAGCCACTATGCCCTATCTGTTTTAAAGATGTTGTGTCTATGGCATGTGTCCCTTGTGGCCACACCCTGTGCGCAGCATGTAGTCAAAAACAAACGGTTTCTTGCTTTGTGTGTCGGTCCGCGATGACTACACGGGTCAAGATCTTTTTTTCCTAGTCATAAAGTGAGTCCAATCGCACTGTTTCCCATCGCGGAGATGGTGGAGCGGGTACAGTTTGTTTTTGTAGTAACAGGTGCCGAAAGATCTGTGTCGTATCCTTGATTTGTTCTTGGATTTGCTCACGAGTGTATCCAGACTTTTTACGGTAATTAAGCGTTTCAAGTTCCTTGAGTTTTGCTTGAACAAATTCAAGTTCTTGAGTAATATAACTGCTATACACTTCAGGAAATTGCTTCAACTTTTCAACAGGGGAATTGGGAATATTCGGAAGAGTTTTCAGGTCTTCTTTTGGTGGAACCTGATTCAGTGTAGGAATCTTGATGCTTAATGGAGATTCACGTGGAGGACCGCCAGGAATCATTCTATTCCCCCAGTCGTTTTCCTGCGAGGGGCAATTGTACAACGAGGCGCCAAGCGTTTGGCTGAAGAAGAACATCTGAAAGAGCTTCGGTTTGTGCCTCGTCAAGGGCATACGCCTTACAGATTGCGTCAACCACTGTCTGGCCATAGCGAAACCAGAGGCCTTCCAGAAAGCGTTCAGTGTCAGTGACGGACGCCACATTCATTGCTGCCGACTAACTTAGATTACGCGACATCAATTTTTATTGTGTCAATAAGTGAATAAGCACTTCATTGTAGCACGTGCTCATGGAACGAGGAGCGAAACTTCCAAGTGAAAGAGGGCGCAGACCCCGCTTTCCCTTAGAATGTTCGAGATAGGACCACACAGCTTGTGTTGTAGCCCCTTTCATCAGCCCAAAGTGTTCTGCGGTAGGATAGACTGTAGTTTTCACATAAGTTCCAGGAAGAGTCTGAGTCACAAGTCCTCGTAAGGATAGTTCCTCACAGACTGCTGTGAGCTCTGTAGAAAGGTCAATTGACTGTACTGACTGCATAAGATAAAATTGACTTAAACTCTTTAAACAAAGTCTAATCAAGAGGATGTCGCAGAATACCGTTGTGCAGTCAGCCCAGTCAGCCCAGCCCGTTGATACGCAGAACCTTGCCACGATTGTGACCGAGTGGCGAAAGATGCACGAGGAAATCTCCGCTGCTCGTCAGCAGATTTCCGAGAAGCGCAAACGTGTTCAGGTGCTAGAGTCGATTATCCTGAATATTATGAAGCAGCAGAATCTGGGTGCTCTTGACCTGAAGAGCAGTGGTGGTCGTATCCTATACGAGAAGAAGGAGCGTAAGGCTGGTCTAAATGCCAAGACCATTCAGAAGCTACTGACGGAGCATCTGAAGGACGAGTCGGCTGCCGCAGAGGCACTGAAGTATATCAATGAGCATCGTGAGGCTACGACGAAGGAGGGTCTCGCCTACGAGAAGCTGTAGGCTCGATGAATCAGTCAACGACTGATTCGTCTCGCCTATGAGAAGCTATAAAAATTGAACGTGGAAATACACTTGAGTATTTTACGCCGAAATGGACGAAACGATTCTTGAGTCTGTGACACAGCTGACTGTATTACAGCTTCTTGACTGCCTTGTAAAGTTAGTCAAGAAAGACCCAACAATGAAACATGCCATTGTGTCTCATATAGAGTTTGGAGGGATTACGCCATCATACAATGTCTCAGTATATACATCCAATGCTGGAGTGAAAGAAGTTGTAATTGATGGATAATTACACATGAACATCGTAAGATATTTTTTATCGCCCGGTTATAGAATGTCTGCCATTCAATCTGCATGCCGCGCTGCTGTTGAGGGCTTCAGTGACAACAACCAAAATGCTAAGCGTGAGATTTATGCTGATTCTATTGCGACTCTCTTAGCCTTTGTTGCTGCGTTTGTTATCCTAGCCTTTGTGGGAAAGCTTCTGTGGAACAATGTTGTGGTTGACCTCTTTTCCTTTGCCAAGCCCGCCAAGAGCTTCTGGCAAATCATCGGTCTGATGTTGTTCATTAATCTTGTCCGCCCGTAAATAGAAGATGTTGCTCCGTGCGACACTATTGTTCATCCTGTTATCTCCAGGATTTCTCTTGACGCTCCCTCCGATTGGGCGCGTCTGGATGAGCCGTAAAACCTCTGTGTTGGCCATTCTGGTCCACGCAGCCGTCTTTTATTTGCTCTTGCGGTTTAGTGATTCTATTCCTTTATTGAATCGTATTGAAGGATATCGTAATGCTATGGGCGAAGGATGCCAACGTGACCGTGATTGTGAGAGTTGGCGTTGTAAATACTTATACGGATTTGATAAGCGTGTCTGTCTCGGCAAAGAGAATATTTTTGGTGACCCGACGATTCCTTCACCGCCTCCGCCGAGTCCTGCTGCAGTCGCGACGTAAATCAGCGACCAAACCGATTTTGTTCTGTGAAGAAATTTTGGTAGATTTGATTGCTTGTTAAAATGCTATTATACCAGCGATAGACGCCGAGCGCACCATTCATATATGATGCGCTTCCGTAGCCGAAATTTGTTGCAGAACCAGCCATTAAGATAGTATAGAATTGTGTTTCAGCAACTGAATCTGGTGTTGTACGAGCAACTGAAGCATTACTGTAGGTTCGTACTCCATTGACATATGCCATTAGGGTATTTGTTGCTTTATTGTGTTGCCAGACAATATGATTCCAGCTATTTGAGGTCATGGAAGAATTAACAACATACGCTGTCATTGTTGCATTTTGCCACACAGAATAGGCTAAAAACTGGTTGCTCATTGATGCTTGAGCATCAAACCACGAAGTATCTGGTGTGCTTGTTCCAGATTCCATCGTCAAACACCCAGCTGTTCCACGCCAATACACCCAATATTCACGTGTCTCGGCCCAATTGTTGCTTTGAGCTGCGGTCAGAAGACTTGATGCGGGTGTTGCGTATTGAGTAGATCCATTGAAGCTCACTGCACGATTCGTTGTTCCATTATAGGTTACGTTTGAACTCGTCGGAGAATTAACAAGTGAGAAATTATAAACAGATTTTCCAGAGACAAGATTACTTAGTGTAGCTCCGCCATTCCACGATGATGTATTTGCAGCATCCAACCAAATTTGTAGAGTTGACATAACAATGGCAGATTGCGGTCGTTGATATGTCAATACGCCCTCTACAGAAGCAAAAAAGGGCATCCTATTGTGGGTTCAATAATAGCCATCATACTTGCGTAAATTCATCGAAGTCTCAGGAAGATTCGGTTGTGCCTCGTGTCTTCCAGCAGATGCCATTTCACCAACCTTTGTCAAGCAGCTCACACGGGCAACATCCATCACATCCTTCCACACGGTCATAAATAGCTTCTCGGCGTGTACAGTCTCCTCTTCCGTGAGGCTCAGCGCACCGCAGAGACGATGGATGGAGTCTAGTCCAGCAGAGCGCCACTTGGCAAATTGAATATCAATGTCACGCTCGGGAACCGTCTTTGAGAAGCAACGGCCAGTCAAGTCGCCAAGAGGCTGAATATCTTGGTGTGTGGAAAAACCGAGTTCCTTTGAGGCGCTGATGAGCTGCTGGGGCGCCATTAAATCCACCTTGAAGCAACAGAGCTTACTGAGGAGGTTGCGCAGGTTACGCAGATCATCCTTCAAGTCGGCTCCCTCTCCTCCAGTGCATTTGTTGGCCAACATTCCGTACAGGGCCTCTGCCTCACTACTCGCGCGACCACAGGGGAGCGCAGATGTACCGGTCACAGCACCACCGAAAAATCCCTCCTTTCCACGAAATCCCTGCTTGATCGGACGAGTGTCAGCACGACCCATAATGAGATAAATAAAAGCCCCAATTACAGCTGCGAGTGCTACACCAATTATCACAAAGGTCAACATGGACGAATCTCCAGTGGCAGATGCTTGATTCACCGCAAAATCCATTTCTCTGTTTGTAGCCCCTTTTTTTACATTGCGTGGGAGGCGCTCCGCAGAAGGCGCTCACAGAGGTCTCGTTTGGCTTCAACACGAACATTGATATAATCGTCAATGTTGATGGTTTCGGAGAGTTCCTCTTCTTCATTGTGAGCCAAGTGGTGAACCTCTACGGGTTTCTCTTGGCCGAGACGGACAATGCGTCCAACAGCTTGGTCCATAAGTGCAGCCGTCCACCAGGGCGTAGTGAAGATTGCGCGGTCCATGTGTTGCAGATTAATCCCAGTACCCGCGCTCTGAATCTGGGCGAGAAGGACTACGTGGCGACCGAGCATCGGTTCAATCCAATAGTTAATGACATCCATTGGGAGCAGAGGGAGTTTCGGCCACACCGCTTGGATGGTCTTGTCCATTGTGTCGCCGTTGCCACCGACCTTCATCAGCTTCTTGGACTCAGCAATGACAGCCTCGCGCTGGTCGGCAGTCATTGATCCGTTGTAGACGAGCACCTTACTCACGCAGGTCTCCTTCTCCAAACGCTTCTTGAGCAGGGCAATCTCGGCGTCAAAGTGGCAGAAGATGACGTAGCCGTGCCCCTCCTTTTCGGAGCGCAGAATGTCCACCATTGCCTTTGTCTTGGACGAGTCACCGACCCAGTTAGGGCGCGTATAGCGAGTGCCGAGTGCCTTGCGACGCGCCTCGATGTAGACCTGTGGGTGGGTACTAATCTGGCGGAGGCGCAAGAGCACAGACAGAAACTGGAGCATATTGACATGTTGTTGTGCGAGGATATGCTCAAGTTCCAACTGTGCATCTGTCTGAGTGCGCTTGTAGAACTCCTCTTCTTCCTTGTTGATAAAGTCCAGACGGTGGTAGTGTGTCTTGGCAACCTTTGGAAGCACACCAGGAAGGAGCTCACGAATCTGCTCGGTCGTGCGCTGGAGGGCGTAGTTGGCCATCCAGTCCAGTGCGAGGTCTTCACTGTAGGTGTTGGGAAGGATGCTACGGTTGAGGAGGTGCATGAGGGCAGACAGGTCAGAGACACGATTCACGACTGGCGTACCCGTGAGGAACCACTTGCGCGTTGCGGTGATCTTCTTGAGCTGCGTGTAGGCCTTTGACTTGTAGTTGCGCATCGTGTGAGCCTCGTCCAAGACCAGACGATTCCACGTCTGGTTTAGGGCGTAGAAGCCGTTTGTGGTGAGCTTGTTGTAGTTGGTGATGTAGACGCTCTGGGGCTTTGTGCCACCGCTGCCGCGCTTAACCCACCGGTTGGCAACCATTGTGTACACAGAGAAGCCCACTTGGAGCATCAAGTCAGTCCACTGCGCGACGACAGCGAGAGGCATCAGAAGGAGCGTGTTGGCAACGGGCTTGTGCAGAAGCAGCGCGGCAGTCGTGATGGTCTTGCCGAGACCCATCTCATCACAAAGGAAACCGCCACACACCACAGGGTCCTTTTCGCGCTCGGCCATCCACTCCACCGCCTTGAGCTGGTGGGGGTGAAGGGTCTTTCCACAGATGTTCATTTCTCTCGGCTATTTTTCTTGAGACCTGAAGTGTATCTTTCCACAACGAAAAAATGTGTTCAATTTTTTCGTTTTTTGTGTTTCTTTTTTTTACCTTTCTGCACCTCTCAGCTCACCTCTACACGCTCCTTACAGTCGTAGTAACAGGACGTGAGAGACTGCGAAGACGAACGGTAGTGGTAGTGCGCAGCACACTCCTCCTCGTAACAGGGCTTATGCGTCACGTCGTGGTAGTGGTGCTCGCAGTTGGCGTAGCATGCCTCGCCGTGATGGAAGTGGGTTGGCTCAACGATGGTGCCTTCTGCGATGTAGGTCTCACACTCACCCGCTGGCCAGAAGTAGTCTGCGCCAAACCAGCGCGCCGTTACACTGCCGTCTGGGTGGAAGATGTGAACATCACCGAAGCCCTTACGCATGCTGTTCTTGACCGCGTCGGCGATGGTCGGCTTGTCAAACCAGGTGGAGATGTGGCCGTCCGTACCAGGTGACAGAGTCGCCGTTGTTCATCGTCATACGCACCGTCTTGTGTGCTGCGAGGCGCCACCGCTCAGACTCAGGGAGCGCAGGGCGCCGCTCGAGCCGATGAATGCGGTTAAAGTGGCTCATGTGCTGAATCATAACGGTCTGCATTCTGACTGCTTGTATGTCGTTGAGGGTACTATAGATTTCGCTGAACCTAAATTCAATTTTTTTCATTACGATTACTCCCTTTGACCCTTTCAAAGGAGTCCTCAAAAAAATTGGTAGAAATTGCTCCACTACTAGAAGCACGAGTCAGGATGAGCATCAAGGTGTCAATGAATGATATTCTTGCGACGGTAACGTTGGCCAGTCTGGTGGTGAATTGGCTACAGAACCAGCCTCCCACGATCTTCAATATCCTTTCAGTCTTCTGCGTTGGCTTCTTCCCTAGCAATAAGCCGCTCTTTGAGTTTGTGTTTGAGGTTGTTGATGAGAAGCCTCTTCCTCAGCCAGAGCCTCAGGAGGTAGAGGCTGAAGAGGTAGAGACTCAGGAGACTTCACATGAATCACAGGAGGAATCACAGGAAGCTCCACAGGAGACTTCACAGAACACCGATGAGGAGCTAGAGGAGGGTGAAATCCGTGAAGAGATGGTACAGGACAAGAGTCTTTCCTCTTACAATGAAGCCCTACTCCATGAAGTTGTCCGTGAAATTATTCGTGAGCAGACTACGATGACTGATGATGCTCCTACCCAGACAACTTCAGACGAGATCCCTGTATCGGCCCCCTCAAGTGAGGTTCCAGTTCAGTAAATGGAAAAAGGATTCAGTAATCCAATTCCCACTTTTTTGTGTTTAGAACGCCGCGTAGCCACTGCGGCGCTTGAGCATCTCACGCGTTGAATAGCCGCGCCACACCTTCTGGATGGTCTTGGCGGCCTCCTTGCGCATCCTGTACAGCCCATAGCAACTCTGAATGATTCTGGCGCACAGGTCAGTCTCCTCATTCACTTCAACAATGTTACGCCACACAGGAGGCTCAACTGCCATGTTCTCAAAGGTCCGGTTCTCAGCGGTGATCAAGAGGCGAGGCACCCAGTTGCCATTAGGGAGGCGCACGTACTCGCCCTCCTCTGAGGACTCACTGGCTGTATCACCTACGGGCATCTTCTCCTTCTCAGAGGTCTCCCTGCGGCAGCAAGGGCACGTCTCCACCTCCACGCTGTAGAACCACGTCGCCACACAGTTCAAGTGGAACTTGTGGGAGCACGACAGAACGACGTGGCCCGTCTTCTCCGTGATGTCCGTGTAGCAGATAGGGCAGTCCATTCGACTCGTTCTGATGTTTGCTAGGGTACATACCAAACATCACAAAAAGAATTCAATTTTTTTATTATTCAATCTCCACTTGATTCTTTTCAGAATCTACAGTTGCTAGAGTCACGACTTCATTGGTGAGTTTTGCCTCTTGAGCCTCTTTATCCTTCTTAGGATCATAAACGACAATTTCTGTTAATCCATCTGCTTCTTCTGGGAAACTGATTTCTTTAAAGGTTTCGTGACTAAATTTATTTCTGAATTGGCTGAGAATAATCGGAGGAATTAGTGGGCTTACTTCTGCCAGACGATCATATTGCTCCTTTACGGATTTCAGGAACTCGCGAGGCAATGCGCGTTCATCGCGAGGCAAACCCATTTCCACTTTGATATAGCGATAGAGCTTGGCATACTGAAAACTGCTGATTTTGTGCGCTTCGGCACGACGAGCCCAACCAAAATAACTTCCAATGGTATTCAGCACTGCTGTAAACAGCGCAACAATACCAATTCCAACAGAGGCAAACTGAGAATCACCAAAAAGACTGCTACTACCAACAGAAGTAGCACCGTTCAGCACAGACAAAATAATTACAGGTAAATCAATAAATGTGCTTCTGTAGCTATAGAGCTGTTCGGCTTGTTTATGCATCCACGAATAGCAATTGGCCTTTTCACCCGTATCGCTGAAATATTTTTCCAGCAATGGTGTCCACCGAACTTCTACGAGTCCCTCAACGGTGCTCATTCTACTGAGAAGACAGAAAGACAGTGGAAATCAAGCTGCGCAATGGTCATCTTAGACTCACTTGTTCCTAGAACTGTTTGTAGCTCTGTATCAAGAGTCAGCACTTGCCCATCCCACAACTTTCGGGGTTCAGCATAACGCACAACACAGTCGTGAATCATTGAGAGGCTAATAAGCCCTTTCTTGTTGCAATACTCCCCTCCGCAAAAGTGTTTGAACGCAGCAGACGGTTTGAGTAGCTTGTCTGTTTCAACAGGGGAGACATCATAGAGATACCCATGAAGAACGGCGTATTCCAGATCAGCGTGAGTTAGAAGCTTTTGCTGAAAGGCTTCATTGACCAATCCCTCTAGATCATCCCCATTGTGATGAAAGTGGCGATAGGGTTCAGCATCAGTATCGTCAAGAGGGAACTCAGTTTCCAGCTTGTGCTGAGCAGCAAACTTCACAAAGATGGCGAGTTCCTCAGCCGACTTGAAGGTGATAATCGCTGACATTTGTATGGTCCAACAAAAAAATCTTGTTTTGTTTGATTTTTTTGTTGGGTCCTTTTACGCATCTCCGTACTTGGACCGCAGGGTCTCGTAGTTGGAGATGTAATTGAGCACGTAGTCCTCTGCATCTACATTGCTGAGACTGAATCCCTTCTTGAGCCATGAGCCACTATTCATCATGTTGATCCCAGCCTCTTGGAGCTGAAACATGTAGCGATAGACGATACGATTCTTCTCCTCCTGATCCTCTGACAGTTCAGCGGTAGGCGGCTCAGGGATAGAAGGGGCAGTGACAACAGGGACCGTCTTCTTGACAAGCTTGAGCTTGGGCTTAGAGACAGAAGGGACTGATGCGGAAGACACAGTTGACTTGGCATCCTCATCAGC